CACACGTAAAACGCAGGAGTTAGCTCGTGAACGTGAGCGTTTAGCTCAAGGAGAAGCAATAGTTCAAGCACTAGAATCAGATCCAGAAGCTGCAATTACAGCTCTTGGCTCTGCTTTTGGAATGGAAATGGGCAACCAAAATACTACCCAGCAAGGAAACTTGACTGATGAATATGGTGAGGATTTGGACCCAGATGAAATACGCTTACGAAAGCTAGAGCAAAATCTTGAAGAACATAACCGAGCGTTACGCCAGCAAAATTTGCAAAAAGAAGTGAATGGGCTGCGTGAAAAGTACAATGATGATTTTGATGACCAAAAGCTATTTACACATGCTTTGAAAAACAATATACCTAATTTGGAAGCTGCATATACCCATATGACTTATGGGGATATGTTAAGAGCTAAAGAAAATGGTGAAATTGTTCAAGATAAGCGTGACGCTCAGGTTATAGATTCATCTACAGGAACTGCCTCTGGCAATCTTGAACCTCGTGCTACGCAAGCTATAAATTCAATTCGGGATGCTTATGAGTTGGCTAAACAAGAAACTAATTAACCAACTATTTAAAGGATAACTTATTATGGCTGCAGGAAACTCAGCATTTGATCAGCTTCTTTCAACGACGCTGAAAAACTATGTCCCTAAATTAACGGATAACGTATTTTCTGCTCGTCCACTCTTTTATGCGCTCACGAATGGTCAAACTGTTCGGCGTATCAGTGGCGGTACGAAAATCGTTGTTCCAATTATCTATGGGAAGAACACAACAGCAGCTTCTTACTCAGGAACTGACACTATCAGCACAGATGCTCAGGACGGTATAACCGCTGCTGAGTACGACTGGAAACAGTACGCTGTGTCTGTCACTATCTCAGGTATAGAAGAAGCTAAAAACAATGGCGAAGCAGAAATCATTGACCTCCTAGAAGGCAAGATCATGCAAGCTGAAGAAACTGTTATTGAGAACATGAACACAATGTTCTGGGCTAACGGTGCAGGTAAAGACTGGCTAGGTATTGATGCCATAGTTGGTACAGGCAATGACGCATCTGGCGGTGGTCAAATCGGTGGCATTGATGCTTCTGATTCTGACAACTCATGGTGGAGATCATCAGCTACTAACGTAGGTGGTGCTTTAACACTTGCTGGAATGTCCACAATGTACAATAACGTTTCAGTTGGTAACGACCAACCTACAATTATCATCAGCGATCAAGATGAGTACGAGAAGTATGAATCTCTTCTACAACCACAGCTTCGGTACACCGATGCAACAGTTGCAGATGCAGGGTTCCAAAACCTTCTCTTCAAAGGCGCTCCATGCACCTATGACAATAACTCAAATGTTGATGGGAAAATGTACTTCCTAAACACGAAGTACATCCGTCTAGTTGCACACAGCGATGTTTGGTTTAAGCCAACACCGTTTGTACGTCCAACTAACCAAGATGCACGCTATGCGCAAATCTTGTGTTACGGAAACCTAACTACAAGTAACAGATCACGACAAGGTGTTCTTACTGGGTTAACTGATTAAGATTAAAGGGGGAGCAGGACTCCCCCTTTAATCAGAACTAGGAGTTTTATGTCTCGTTATTCTGTAGCTTCAAAAGCAGGCGCATATCTTGCTAACACGAATGGTCTACCTCCCACATCTCGTGTCGGCTCTACAAGTGCTAATGCACGTCCTGTAGCTGGAGTAACTGCGTATGACGATTGGATTCCTCCAACAGATACTTCTTCTTGTTCTGCCACGACTCGCAAGGGGGAACCCTGTAAGGGGAAACCCCTTGGCGAGTCAGGGTTATGTATGAGTCATAAGGAATAATATGACTCTTACGATAAAGCAGATGCGTGACACTGTTCGTGATATTATTGATATAGATTCAACAGACATCAGTGATGATGTGCTTAATACAATTATAGGACAGGGATATGACACTGTTATTTACAGCGAGAAACGCTTTCCGTTTTACGAAGTTGCGACAACTTTTCAGACTGTTATCGGTCAAGCTGAGTACTCTCTTGCAACAGTAGGTGCTTCAGTAGTCGTTGACTCTGAAAGCGTTGGACTTCGTGAAATATCTGCAATTAAAGACGATGACCATGTATTTAAATTCATTGGGCGTGATGACGCTGACTTTAATTACCCTTTAAACGTTAATACAAGTAGCGATCCTTGGGAGTGGAGTTTTTGGAATGACACAGTTCGTCTTTATCCAACTCCTGATACTGTACAAACTATTTATGTAAGGGGTTTTAGAAATGCCAAAGCGTTTGGTCGTGGGTCTAATGACACTGTTACTCCTGACCTGCCTGCACCTTTTCATGCGATATTGGTTACGTATGCGGTAGCTAAAGCTTATTTGCAACAAGAAGATCCTGTTATGGCTAACCAGTACATGCAGGATTTTAGAATAGAATTGGATAATGTTGTGCGCAGGTTTGCTGACACACCTGCCCCTCAACCGATTGTTGCTAATAGTCGTAAAGGTACACGTTATTTAGCTGGTTTTGGAGCGTTACGATACGCTAACGCTGATGGAGTGATCTGGTGATTTAAATGGCTAAAAGAGATTTTAAACTTCAGATGTTGGAGTCGTTCTCTGGTGGTCTTAATCTACGAGCAGATCAATTTGACTTAAAAACAGACGAATCTCCTGACATGTTAAACGTCAATGTAGACCCTCGTGGGGGTGTTGCTTTACGTGGTGGCGTAATACGTAGAAATGCGACTGCTCTTGCTAACGATGTTAAGGGCATTTGGGGGTTTTATACTGATGGTGGCACACAACAGGTCATGGTTAATCATGGACAAAAAGTTGCATATTCAGCATCGGGTGATTTTACAGAGTTAACTAATATTACAAATAGAACTGATGGTTCTAGGGTTTACGGAATTACGTTTAATAATGTCGCTTACGGAGTTTCTTATGACCAGCCTTCTTTTAAATGGGATGGTAGCACTGACGCTGATCTGGGTACATCTATAGATGGTTCTGCTGGGCAAATGCCCAAAGCTCAATACATAGCACAATGGAATAACCATGTTTGGGTGGCAAATACGTACGAAGGCAGCCACAGCAAATACAGGCTTCGCTGGTCTAACATTAATGAAGCAGAAAAATGGTCTGCTGCTGATTACGTAGATGTGGACAAGGGTGAAGACGGCGATTATGTAACTGGTCTTGTGCCTATGGGGGACAGGCTACTTATTTTTAAATCTAACGCTATTTACGCTATGTTTGGTTTTGGTAGCGATTCTTTTCAATTGGTAAATGTAACAAAAACTAGCGGTTCAGTGCCGTTATCTAGTCCTGTTGCTACCCCTGTGGGCGTATTCTATTGGCATGACCGTACTGGTGTGCATTTGTACGATGGCAATAGAACTATGAATATGTTTACAAAATTAGCTCCTGCCATAGACGATGGGCGCATAACTTTTACTAATCCACCTCAGTTAGCTTGGTCAAAAAGCAAACTTTACGTAAGTGTTGATTGGCAAGAAGAAGGTTCTACTGTGCGTAGAACTTTTGTTTTTGATCCTAGTTTGGGAGAACAGGGCGCTTGGATGAAACATGATATTGACGCTGGTCCTCTTTACACGTTTAGACCACCTAATAGTGAAACTATTTGCGTTGGAGGTTGTGTTGACAATACTGGTCGTGTTATACATATAGATGACGATTCAGATAGGGTGTTTGATAAATATGTCACGAACGAAGAAAATATACAATCGCATTTTGTTACTCCTTGGGTTTCCACAAGGAATCCGATAGTTAAAAAACGCTGGGGTAAACCCCAGATGGTTACTTTGGCGAAATCTTCGCTTCAGTTAACTACAGAAATATATAAAGATTACGACTTTGCGGAAGCTTCAAAAAGCTTCCTTGTAGATATTGTTGGTCGTACAAGTTCTGCTGTGTGGGGTCTTAACCTTTCAGATGGTGCAGGAGGTGTGTGGGATACTGCTACTTGGGGTTCTGCAGCCGATGCAAGGGTTACAGATGTCAAAAGGTTGCCTACTTTAGGGACAGGTAGAGCTATATGTATGAAGATTATCGGTCCCAATACAAACGCAGAATGGCAAGTGAACGCTATTGGGTTTACTTATGTGCCTAGAAGGATGAGATAATGGCTATTACTTTAAATTCATTTACTGCAGGGCAAGTAATTGTTGCTGCCGATATGAATACTAACTTTAACAATATTAACAGTTGGTCAGATACTGTTGCCCTTAAAGCAGGGGCTGCTTTTACAGGCAACGTAACAATAACTAGCGGTACGTTCACTGTAGGCGCTAATACTGCAGGTGATGACGTTAAATTCTTTGGAGACACATCAGGCGCTTACATGTTGTGGGATGCTGACACCGATGACCTTATTTTGGCTGGTGCAGCTAGAGTTGTGGTTCCTGATGGTCAGTTGGTGCTTGGTTCTACTGCTGTTACGTCTACTGCTGCTGAGTTAAATATTCTTGATGGAGTAACTGCAACTGCTACTGAACTTAATTTACTTGATGGTTCTACTGCTGGAACAG